TCACCGGGCAGCAACCATAGCCATATATATCAATGAGTTAGGAAGAATATATTTCCGCACCAGAAAATCAAAATAGGGTTTGCAGACGAGCAAAACCAGGGGGTATGGTTTCTGATGCGGAAACTATTTTTGACGGACGCGCCCTAATCAGCCTCAGGCAGCGGATACCTGGCCTTGATCTCCTCGACCTTGGCGATCCAGGCAGAGTAGTCCGGTTCCACGCCGGCCTTGATAGCGTCGAACTCAGCCTCAGTCTTGAGCGGGTCACTCTCCAGGCGGTAGGCATTTGCCCGAGCCACGGCTGCGGCATCGTACTCAGCCTGCCTGCGCTCTTGCGCCTGCTGTTCGGCGGTCTTTACCTTGCTCCAATCGATCATCGCGGCAACTCCACATCTCCTTCGAGAACCTCGATGGGAGCCGGGAAGCGAGCGGCATCGCTTGCGTCAGGCGCCAGCGGTAGACGCAGCGTCAGCTCGATTCGGCCAGCCTGGCGGGTAATCACTCCCTCAAACCAGGACGAACCGGTCGCCGGGCCAGGCAGCTGACCTCCCTCCGTTAATGGCGAAAAATCGAACTCGACACCGTTCACAGTGAGGGCATCCCCTCGAACGGACACGCGCATCTCGACGCCGTCGCCGGGCAGCGGTACAAACGGCGAAAGCTTGATCAACATCAGAACCACCTCCCTATGCAGGAAAAGATCAAACGGTTTGTCGTGAGGTTCTCAGCCAGGATGAACGTCACCGAGGTGCCGTTCGCATATGCCACCTTCACGCCGTTGTATGTTGCAGGGTTCGTTGCGTGCGACGCCCAGGATACCGATACCCCCACGGTCCAATCTGGAGTGAACGCCGCCGGCAATGTGAGTGTGTAGCTTGTGTTCGCCATGCGGTCGTTGGCGCCAAGCAGGCTGATCGTGCAAATCTGCGTGCCGTCGGCGAGTCGGGCGTATTGCCCGTTCGCGTTACTGCCTCGCTCCAATATCGACCCAAGCGGGACTCCTCCAGACTGAGCCACTGTACCCAGCAACTGAGCATCGGATAGCACGCGAACCCACGACTGCCACGCTCCGGCTACCCTCCTGCGGAAATACAGGATATTCGAGGTCCGCGGCACGAATAGTTGCACTGCGGTCGCGACGTCGTATGGATGGTGATAGAGCATCGACCCGATGGGGTTCAGAGCATCGATGCCTGGCGGCAAGTTCGAGTAAGGACCGGCACCGATACCGTAGAACCCGCACTCGTCCGGTACCGTGTTCGGGTCCGAGACGGTCCGGCTGGACGACAGGCTCTTGGGAACGCCGCCGAGGTAGTTCAGGGCATTTGCCTGCGTAGATGCCGCGATCATAGCGCGCCCTACGCTTGTCAGCGGGGTTTGCGACCAGCTATTCGGCCCAGTCTGGAACGGGAGCTGGTCAGCGCCACCGAGCAGAAGGCTGAAGTTCTGCAGCCTGGCGTCGAACAGGCTCAAGCGCGCGCCGGCAGCGGTTGCTGCTCCTGTTCCGCCAAGCGCAACCGGCACCGTGTCGCCGTCCCCGAACTCTCGAAGCGAGCCATAGCCGTTGCCGTCGTTCTGCAACTTCGTCGGTCGTACATCAGCCATTGAAAAGCACCTGCAGGTTGAGAGTTGCGCCGCCGGCGGTGTACGCCGGCAGTTGGCCGTCTGGGTTCATGGCGAGCCGCAACATGGAGCCGTCGGCGAGATACCCAGGAACAGCCGCTGGGATGCGGACGTTCATCGGATAGGCCACCACCACCCCGGCGCCGTTGGTGACGAACTGGTCGTAGCCGGTGCCGCGTCGGACGAAGTAAATCGCGTTCGGCTCCAGCACCGCAGGCAATTGCGCGACGACCTTGTGGGTCTGGAGGACGGCCATTTACCAGGCCGCCCCGTTCCACTCCGCCGGAATCGGCTGCCCGCCGAACCGAATCAGGCCGCCATCCTCGCTGAACTTGTCCAGCGCCGACTTGTTCGCGTGCGTGTGCGCCTGGGAAACAGCAGTGTCGATCTGCGCTGGCGTCGACGTCGGGCGCCCGTTGATCGCGTCCCAGTTGAGTTCGACGTCCATGCTTTCGTATTCAGCGACCTTCAGCCAGGCGCTGGTCGCAGGGTTCCATGCGTACAGCGCAGCTCCGGATTCGACTGTCGGGTCCGCGCTCGCATCCTGAACCAGGACGAAGATTGCGCCCTCAGGCTCCAGGGCATCGCGTGCAGCGATATCGGCTACAAACAGGATCGGCGCGCCTGTGCCGGGCAGGCTGGCCAGCGCCTCATTGATCAGCGCGTTGATCATCGCGCTGTTGCCGATCGAGCGCGCCACTCCCGCGCTGTTTGTCAGGTAGGACTCCGAGTAGCTGCGGTTCTCGACGAAGTAGAAACTGTCCGGCTGCAGTGTGCCCGGCAGCGTCGCAACCTTGAAAAATTGAATCTGAGCCATGTTCACCACTCGCTTTGTGCCCACTGGGCGCCATCTACGCCGTCCCTGCCGGGCGGCCCCTGATCACCAGCCACAACGACCAGCACATCGGCCGGCGGCGTCACGGTGACCGCGTATTCCTGCATCTCGCTGAGCACAAGCGGCTCGCAATCGACCTCGATCGCCAGCGCCCAGGGCTCGGCGGCGTCATCCATCGCACCCTCCCCCACGGCTCACAGTGATCGGCCCGCTGTAGTAGCGATGGACCGTTCCATCCGAGTAGGTCACGTCCACGTCGTAGACCGCCGCCGACCATTCCAGCGCCGCGGTAGCCGATGCCGATATCTCGCGCGAGATCGTTCCGGCGCCGGCGAGTTCCAGACCAGAGCCGAGCGCCAGCGTCATCAGCACAGTCCCACCTGGCGCATCGCGGATCTGCATCCGTACCTCGGCGCCAGCCAGGTCAACCGGTGGCTGGTAGATCAGTTGCCCGCCCACAGGCGCCAGCCCAACGGCTGACAGCAGGTTGATCTCGATCGTGTCGTCGTCAATGGACTTTACCCGGTGAGGCAATTGCCGAAGCCGAGCGCGGTTCAGCTCGGGCATGCCCTGGACGCCATCGATCCATGCTAACCAGGTGTCGGGCAACCCGTGGCCGGGGATGGTCAGCCGGACGGGAGCGGTCGACGCGATCTGGGTGATCGGCCGGTAGACCAGGCTCGGTTGCATGATCCGCATCGTGTCGCGGAACGTCGCCCCTTTTTCAATGCGCAGGGATACACAGGCCGGCGTCATGCGGCTTCTCCTTGAAGTAGTAGAAGGGGCTAAACCCAACTGGTCAGGTACTGGATGCACTCCGAGCCGCGAGAGAGCTCTCCGGTGACGGGGTTGCAACTGGCTCGCACCCAGCGGTCGGCTGGCTCCCAGAAAAATCCGCGCCGGTACTCATGCGCGGGCTTACTCTTGGTCAGGGTGTCGGTAACCGTTCCAGAGGTCACGCCGCCGAGGCGCACGGCCGGGCCCTGGCGAACGCTGACGGTTGTTGTGGTCTGCCCCTCGGGATAGTCGAACGGATCGCGGATGTGGCAGATGGCTGCGCTGTTGTTGCTCAACGCGGCGAGCCACACCTGATGCTGGTCCTGGTTGGCCAGCATGTTCTCGTCGTTCACAAGCCACTGGTAGGTCACAACGGTGTTGACGATATGCATGCCTGGGGGGAATGTCGTCGTCGGCGGGGTGACCACCGGCCCACCCGTATGGTCTGGGTCGGTATAGGTCGTGACGTCATCCGGCTCCCCCGTACACTTCACCGTCCGAGTGATCTGCAGTCCTGTCCCTGGGATGTAGATCGCCTCGAACTGCTCTGTCAGCACAGTGCTGTCGACAACTGGTCCGGAGCCGCTCAACAGCGCAACCTCGCTGCTTCGCTCCGTCGCTGTTCTTGTCGTCACGCCGGGCTCGTTGCGGTACTCCTTAAGTGCATAGTGGCGTCGGTTGTAGCGCGCGGTCTGGATGTTTCCCTGGGCGTCATACCAGGCGGTCAGCAACCCGGAGGTCTGGTTCCATTCCTCTCGATAGAGCGTGGTTTCGATGGGATCGCCCGGCTGACTACTCTCGTCGGTCACCTGATGAACCGGATTACCGAGCGCTGCCTGGCGATTCTCGATCACGTCTATTGTGACCGTCTGACTGTGATCCGCCTCTGGATCTCGGATATCCGGGGCAATGGTCACCTCGACGAGACCATACAACCCCTGAGGGGCTCCAGACGGGGACGAACCGCTGACCACCGACGTTCCGGGCGGTGGGTCAATCTGCCGCATCCCTTCACCCTGTGTCACCACCACCCCCAGCAGCAACCGATTTCGGTAGACCCCCAGCAGCTTCAGGTAGTCCAGCTTGACGTTGTCACCAAAAAACCAGTAATCGAAGTTGCTCCCGAGCAAATCTTTTACCGCACACTCCGGCTGTCCTGCGCCCTGCCCAACATCCTCAAGCGTTATCTTCTTCCGAAGGGTGTGAATCGTTCCGCCCTTTGTCCAAAAATCGAGGTAGTAGCTGCCCTGCTCCAAATTGAGGTAGATATCTACATACAGCGGGCGGCGCGGTTCCTCGTCGCTATCCCACCAGAGAGGAAGCCCCCTGAACGGAGCTTCACCAGTGTAGGACTGCCCCTCGGCCGAGGTCGTCGCGCCGCCGTAGAACAACTGATAGTCGTAATTGCCTCCGCCTCGGAGGATCGTTCGCCCCCACCACTTCCCGCCCTGCTCCTCGACCTGCGGGTCGTCCTGGTCCGGCAGGCCCATGTCGAACAGATGCGTATGATTCATCGGCCAGGTGCCGTAGTGCGCGATCGCTGGGCGCGTCGCCCCGTTCGGCAGGGTGACGTAGCCGGCCAGATCCTTGTCCGGCTGGCGGATCTTTCCGTGCCACGGCCAGCCCATGCGAACGACCTCGCCGTCCCAGGGCATAAGTTGGTTCATGCCTTGAACTCCATGCGGCCGATATTCTCGCCGCCATCCTGCATCTCGAAGCTGGTGACGCGCTTGAACACAACGACAACCAGGCCATCGGTGCTCACGATCTCTTCATCGGCCACCGTGCGCTTCGACTTGTCGGTTTCGGCCAACGGCCAGGACACACCGCCCCCGCCGATCTGCTTGCCTGCGGGGTTGTAGTCGGCCCTGCCGCGCGCAGCATCCAGGGCGCCGCGCGGGTCGATCTTGCGCAGCGACCGCGCCTGGCGTTCCGGCTCGATCAGCCGGTTGAGCGCGGCGGTCAAACCCTGGTCACCGCGGCGCTCCGCTTCGACCCGCTGGCCGCCGGCGCGGCGGATCGCTTCGTTCCTCGCGCCGATGCTGCGGCGCTCATCTGATAGAGCCATGCGCTATCTCCTACGCGTTCGGCACATCGCTGAACACAAGCATCGACAGAGTGAGTTCGTCAGCATCGAAATAGACGCGCGCCCACACTTCGCCGTTGAGGTCATTTGCATTGATCAAGAATCCATACGACTCCTGAACAGCCCACTGCCTCGAGGTGCCCACGATCGACATACCTCCGGGCAATTCACCCGATGTAACCCTGATTTGCAGTTGTTGCCCGCTCGGAGCCGCGGTTCTGAGATTCAGGTCGAACTGTCGGGATGTGCTGGGATCGATTCCAATTGCTGCAGTGCCGAGTTCGGGAATTGCGAACAGACGGGCCTCAACAAATGAGTGTTGAGGCTCGAGAAGGAACTGGCCATCGGTATTGACATGCAGCACCTCGCTCGGAGCGCTGCCACCGCCACTACCCAGCTTCACCCAATCGGCACCGCTCGCGGTGCCCTTCGCCAGGTATAGCGCGCCGTTGTTCGTGTTCACGTAGTGAGCACCGATGCTTGGTGGCGGATCGAGCGGCTCCCCGGCGCCGGACAGGACGTGCGTAACAGTTGCCATCAAATGTTCTCCATAATCAGGTTGTTGCCGGCGTCGTCGACCAGCGTTGCGCCGGTTTCGTCGACAAGGGTGCCGCCAGACGCCCCGGACTCCAGAGCCTGGATGCGCGCCTGGAGCGTCATGAGGTCGCCGGCCGTGACGGCTGCATAGATCGCCGTTCCCGCCGGCCAGTTGCCGTCGGAGGTTCCTTCCTGGGCGCGATCGATCGTCACCACCCCGCCGACACGCGCGGTTGCTTTCACGATTTCATGCTGCGCGCCAGCGTCATCCGCCAGCGTCAACAGCACCCAGCTACCGCCGGAGAGAGGCAGCAGCGCGGCGGCGGCATCCGGCACCGTCAGGCTCAATTCGCCAGGCGAAAGGCCGGCGCTCAGCGTCGTCTTCCAGTTGTTGATCCAGGCTCTCGCCATCGCTACATCTCCAGTACGTCATCGGGTACAGCCACCCGGTAGGTGGCCGCGATCTCAGGCGCATGCTCGTCCCGGTAGGTCTCAGGAATGTCGTTTGCTGTCAGCGAGAACCGCCGCGGGAACAACTCGGCGCCGGGGTCTCGGTTGCTCCAGTTGCCTGAGAAACCATCCGCCTCATCGTCATACGCGGGACTGCCGTTGCGGCCCCCGAGCTGCGTCGAGAGCTGTCCGCCGCCAGACGGTGGGCTGACGGGATCGGACGAGCCAGCAGGAGGAACAAGGGGGTCTGCGGCGCCAGCGCCACCTCGCATCACCGCGATAGAGATCGTGGTAAGGGCGCTACCGGACCCGAGGTCGAACCGGTCAACAATGCGTCGACACTTGCCCACCGCACGCGCGCCCTGATCATCGAGGCGGAGCGTATGCACAAGATCGATCGGCAGGATCATCGACGTCGGAACATCCCAAGTTACGGTCGTGCCGCGGTGCGCAGCAATAAGCGTCGTGGCGCCCTGGGCCAACAAGCAATTCAGGGCGGACAAACGCCGATTGCCATCCTTCTCGTCGTCGTGGCCGGTGCTGCCGCCGGTGATCGGGTCGCTTTCCCAGCGCTCGGCCTTGTCCGACTCGATCTCGAACGAGGCGCGCTGCCGACCGACAATCGGACCGGTCGCCGCAACGCTCGGCTGAACTTCCATGACCAGCCGGTAGCGCTCTGTGACGGACTGCACCCAGCGCCGGCCAGCTATCCAATTTCCGCCGAGCAGCAGCTCGGTGAAGTCATTTCTCCATGCCGCCGGCGGATTGCAGTAGACGCCCGTGGGCGGAAGTGGATACCAGGTCGCATAGAACAACGTCTGGCCGCTGCTTTCGGTCGCTGAGGTGATCATCTCGACATCCGGTAGCTCGGTGTCGTCGCCGCGCCAATTACAGAACCCCGCCTCGCCAACAGCGTTACCCGTCCCGGGGTGCTGCCATCCATACGATGCGTTCAACTGCCAGAGCCGGCTGAATCGGTAGTCGCACTCGATCTCGATCCTGTTCGTCTGCGAACTCAGGTCGGCCAACTCGACCGCAAGCGACCCGTATACCGTAGAGCCTTGGCCGAACTCGAAGGCAGGAGCCACCGAAAGCCATGACGTGACGCGGAGAGCGCCGTATGGCGAACAGTCCAAGCTCCCGGTAACGCTGGTCAAACGCTCCTGGGCGTAGTCCCACCGCGAGCGTCCATCGACCGGCTCGAACACATCGGCGGACCAGGCGCCGCCGACCAAGGCGTCAACGGCCGCAATCTCCATGGCCTCTACACGCTGCTGCAACTGGTCAGTGCAACTGACGTCCAGGACGCGCCGAACAGGATTCCAGGCTGGCTGCGTAACCCTTCCCGTAAACCGCCGGCCCTGACTCAGCTCGCCGGCGGTCTCCGTTGCGTAGTCGATGGTTACGGTTCGACCAATCCAGTCCGTAGGGACAACAGGGCCGTCGCCGAGATAGATCGAAAAGGAAGCGACGCCAGCCGCCCCCTCTTCACGATCGACCTCGATCTCCCCGGTCAGGAGCGGTGTAACGTCGTCATCGCCAACACGCACGATTGCTCGCCAGGTGAAAGCGTAGCCTGGAATGATCGGCTCAGGACCAGGCACAACGGATTGAGCGGCCGAGTTCAGCGCAGCGCTATTGAGCGGTCCACCGTTGAGCATCAGATTTCCTCAGCGACAATTTGCCAGGTCCGGCTGTTGTTCGAAGAATCAAGCGCTTCAGGAGGGACCGACGCGAAGACGTGGAACAGCGGCCACCACTCGACGCGGTAGAGTTGCGCGCCTGGGATCTCCGACACGGTTACCACCTGGCCGGCGGACGACACGTCCGTTCTGACCCACTCACGGCCGACCAGCGCCAGCCCCCACGGACTGGCATCGGGGCGAACCTCTCCAGGGATTGTGAATACTCGGTCGGCGGCAGTACGGCCGGAAATGCCAAGCGACGCATTGCATCGCAGCTCCAACGGGTTGTCGAAGTCGAGTCCAAGCATCCCCGTGCCGATCCATCCTGAACCGCTGATGGTGATTGCCGTCTTGCGCCAGTGCGTCATCTGTACTGCCGCACCTCCGCTGAGCCTCAATCGCTCGACGCCGCCATCTACAGCCTGGTACTGACACTGCGGGGCGCCGCCGTGTATCACGATCGGTACGCCCCCAAGCATCACGTTCGGAATGATCATTCCCAACTCCATAAAAAAGCCCGCGCGAGGCGGGCTTGGTCATTTTGGGCGCGTCCGCCCGAACTTCGAGGCGGCCTTGCGTATGTCTCGGAGCGTGTCGTGTGTCCCGAAAACGGTGAAACCGGCATCGTCTCCACCCAGGTTGAGGGTCAGCGATCCCAGGTTTTGCATGGCTGCCGGCGGATTCGCCTGCTGAAGCGCCGCAGTCGGAATCTCGGGTATCTCGGGGAGAGTTCGTTGATACCTCTGCGACATCTGCAGCGACTGCACCGCGTTGAAGATGCGCTCTCCTCCGCGCATCATCATCAACTCCGGCCCACGCTCCCCAACCCACGCCATACCAGGGGGAGCGCTCTGCGTACCAGTGGCAAACCCGGGTATCTTGGGGGTGATGCTGGGCACGCCAGGCAAGCCCATCTCCGGAGGCGGAACCAGCGTGATAGGTATCACAAGCTGCTCAGCCAAACCGGCGGCGATGTCGGCGACCTGTTGCTTCAAGGTCTCCGCGCTTTCGAAGTCCATTCCGAACGACACCTCGACGTTTTGCACAGCCTTGATGCGCTCCTCGAGGTCGGCCAGGTTCAGGCGGTTGACGTCATCCGCAGCCTTGGCATTACCAGCCTCGACCTCTGCGGCCTTGTTGGCGATGCGCTCCACCTCCTTGGCCACGCCTTCGAAGCCGTAGCTGTTCGCGCCAGCGTCCTTCAGTTGCTGGAGGATCTGCAGCGCGCGGCGCGCCTCCTCGATCGCCTTTTGATTGTTGCCGGCGGTCAGCGCGTTGCGAGCCGAGGCCTGGGCCGCAGTGGCATCACCGAAGGTCTGCATTCCGGAGGTGGGCGTCGCCTGGATGCCCTTCACCAGGTCGGCAAACTCCTTACGGACATCTGCCTGGCGCGAAAGCGCGTCGTTGAGGTTCTTGGTGGACTGTTCAAGGAGGGCCTTGGTCCGAACAACCTCAGACTGGAGATCGGCGACGTTCTGATCCCGAGCCCGCTTCAGGGCATCGTTCTGGCGCTTCACGATCTGCTCTTGACGCGCCTTCTCGGCGGCGAGGGTGGCAGTGAGGCTGCCCTCGCCCTTTTTCACCAGCGTAGTCGCCGTGTTGATCGACTTGGCAACATCGTTCAACTGGTTCGCAACCCAATCGACGATGCCTGTATTCTTCGCTCTGCGCCCCCAATATTTCTGGGTTTCGGAAAAGATCCGGTTCAGCCCCGCGCCGATCTCCGGCGCAAACGAAGCCATCTCCTCGCGGAGCTTCGGAAGTTCCTTCCGCAGCGCGATAACGATCTGCTCCGACGTCAGCTCACCGGCGGCAGCCATCTCACGAAGCCGGCCAACAGTCACCCCGAAGGAGTCCGCCAGGGCGCCAGCAATGCGATCCGAGGACTCCAGAACGGTATTGAACTCTTCGCCCCGCAGGACGCCACTGGCGATGGCCTGGGAGAACTGGGTAATGACCGACGCCGACTCCTCGGCAGAGGCTCCACCGATTTTCAGGCCAAGGGATACCGCCTCTACGGTTTCGAGGGCGGCTCGCTGATCCATTCCCACATCCCGAAGCGGGCGCTGCAACCGCGAATAAAGGCCGACGAGGTCGCCGACATCGCCCTGAACATCATCCGCGATACGGTCGAGTTCGACTTGCGCAGTGTTGAATTCTTCCTGCGAGCGGGTCGCCAGGCGAAGCCGGGAATCGAGCCGGCCAACAGTGTCAGCCCCGTTCGCTAGCTTCGCCGTTGCAGCGCCTACTGCGGCGGCGAGACCCGCAACCGCCAGCGCTGGACCGCTCCCGCGGAGAGAGCCGATGCTCGACAGCCGCGAGCCGGCGCCAAGCGAGTTGAGTTCGCTCTTGGTCTCCGCGATCTGCTTTTTGAGCGCCCGCTGCGCAACGGCAAGTTCCCTTGTGGACAGCGTTCCGCTCGATCGAAGCAAGCGATATTGCTGGTTTAACTGCCCGATAGCAGCCTGTAGTTCGCGCACCCTGGCGACTCCCAGGGTGCTACGCGCTTGCTCCAAGTTGAAGCGGCGCTGCTCTATCGCGCTCTGCTTGATCGCTGCGGCCTGTTGCCGGAGGCTGGTGGTGGCCGCATCATTCCGGCCCGCCTGGAGGTTTCGATCCAGCTCCCGCTGGAGCCGCTGCCGTTCGGATGTCAGGCTCCTCGTATCCAGCCCGGCCTGCTTCAACTCCCGGCGCATCGCTCCGAGCTTGGCTACCTGGACGGTCTCTGCCCGCTCCAGGCTTCGCAGGTCCGAAATGGAGTCCCGGTAAGCCTGCTGCAATTCGCGACTTGGCCTGATCGTCGATGCCAGCTCGTTGCCGAGCGTGCGGATCTGATCGCGCGCCGAGCGCGCCTGGCGTTGCGTGTCCTCGAGGGTGCTTTCGAGAGCAGTGAAATCGTTTAAACGCTTGAGAGGTTGCGCGACCTGCCTGACCAGTTCGGCATATTCCTTGCGGAAGCCTGACACCTCGCGCAGCGCATCATCGAGGTCAGCGGTCAGCCGGATCTTTACGTCAGCCATTTCATTCAGCCTTCAACGCGGTCAAGAACAGCGACCAGGGATATTCAAGGACGTGGTGATGCCCAAGCCTCACCAGAACGCAGATGGCGCGCTCCAAACTCCTTATGGCTTGTCGCGGAGTTTCGAGAGACGGCCCAGCATTCCGAAAAAATGCGGGTTCACCTCTTTACATGCATCCCGCAACTTGGCGAGCTGGCTAGGCCGGAGATCGTTAATTTGGCTCTTCGTAACCGACGTCATCAGGCACAGATCGGAAAGCCTGATATCTTCGAAGAGAGCATTACTGACGAGATCTTGGTCACTGACCTCTTGCATTAGCTTTCGAACATCCGCAACGCTAAGTTCTCGCACGGTCAACTCAACGCCATCAATATCAACAACCCGACTTGCTGTGAATGTGGACATTTTCGACTCCATAAAAAAGAAAACCCCGCGAGTAGCGGGGTCGGCAACTGAAATAAAACAATCAGCAGCCAGAAGCGTCCCAAGACTGCTCACTTGTAAAGTCAGCCTCCCCAGGCTTTCTGACAACGTAGAAACCGGCGCCGTTGAAGATCAGCTCCCACTCCGGATCGGCAGAGCCATCTGAGCGGCCGAAGAACCCGGCCTTATTGACATAAGGAGGAGGCGAAGAACTGGTGTCACACTTACCATCAGAACTAATAGGTGGCTTAGGAGACTTCGGCGCCTTCTTAGCAATCTCAGGTATTGAGCCATTGTAAGCAAATACAACACAGCCAGAATCTAGTTCATTGGAGCCGATAACTTTGTACTCTTTAGACGAGAGCTTACTTGCGACTTCCCAGTCATACTTAAATCCGTACTGAACAGCGTCCCCGCTTCCGCCGGTTATGATCTTTTCCGCTTTACGTGCATTGCTGATAGTTATTGTCCCATCAGCTACGCAGACCTGCGCCCCGGTCTTATTTGTCATGGCCATCGCACGCGCATAATCGAGGCTCTTTTGCAAATCATTGCGCGCCGAGGCCATGCTATTGCCTTTTATGAGATTCACAAACGACGGAATGGCGAAAGCGACCATGACACCCAAAAGCACGACAATGACCATCAGCTCGACAAGGGTAAATCCGCGCGACCTAGAGTACATTTCAACCCCTCCCTAAATGCCGCCACTGTAGCACCACGCGGGCGAGCCCACATCCGGCGTCCCTGCCGGGCATGAACGGCGTCACACCGTCGCCAGTTCCTTCTTGATGTTGAAGTACTTCGACTTTCCAGCACCGACCTTGGTTGGGTCCATCAGCACCTTGGCAGTGGCCTCGGCGGCCAGGAAGTCTTCGGTGTTGATCCAATCCTGCTGGCTCGACGGGTTTAAGCGGCAGAGGAAGTAGCGCGCCTGGATGCGCCGCTGGGTACCAGCGGCGTTCTCGCCCTCGAAGAGGAACTCGAACGTCTTGCCGCTGTTGGTCAGCGCCTCAATCACATCGACGGTGGCGGACTTGTAGGTCACCTTGATCGGTGTGGCCGCAGAGATCGCACCCCCTTCAACGATTTCGAGGCCAGCTCCGGTCATGTTCCAGTCGTCGAACTCTTCGTAGGTAGTGGTGCCGTCATCGCTCTTCACGCTGGTGATCTCCAGCGGCATGAAGTCGAGCGCGATCGTGCCTCCCGGAACGGCGGTGTGCGCTTCGTCGGTGTGGGTGGCAGAGGGAACGTTGGTGGCGTCGCCCCACATCAGGGCCGCCAGCATCGAGGTATGCAGTTCGCGGAAGTTGATCCCCAGGCCGACCGAGGAGATGCGCGATACCGAGTCGTACTCGCCGCCCTGCGGAGTGGTGGTGTCGGGTAGCGTGATCTCACTGCTCTCGATGGTCTGCTGAATGGTGGATACCAGACCTACCTTCTTGAAAGGCCCTGTAGTCCCTGCCTCGCGTGCCTTAAGCCAGCCGCCGATCACGTACGTCTCTTTCTCGATAGCCATATCAGGCCTCCTTCTTGATCACGCCTTCGCGGCGCAGGAATTCAACCTGGTCAGGGCTGACGTTGATCTTTTCGCCGGCCGCCTTCTCCTCGCCCTGGTGCCAATGCACCGTGGCCAGGGTGACCTCGACGGCTTTGTTCAGTGCAGCCGGAGGCGCGGCGTCGACCGTGGCCGGCACCTGGGGATCGCTCTTCATGGGTTACCCCTCGATGATGGTTTTCAGATAGACAGGGATTCGAATCACGGCAGCGGCCACTCCATCACCCGGCGGGTACGGCTCAGGCGCCCCCAACGTCAGCCCGGTAATGCCGCGCTCTCGGGGCAGCCAGCGCAGGAAATGCCCCTTGGGGGCAGGCATCAGGCACGCCAAAAGGTCTAGCTGTAGGTCCTCCAGAGCCTCCTCATAGTGGTCATACCCACCTTGCACCGCGCCTACCACGTCGAAGCCGCGATGGAAGCGAACGGCGGCATCAAGATGCTCCGGCGGCTGCTCCTTGCCGGGCTGGACGACAATCAGCGGAAAGCCCTCGTGCCGTTCCTTGACCAGTTCGTTAAACCACCCGGAGAGCACACGAGTGCCAGCGTCTGTCCGGTATCCCTGGTTTGGCGTGATGGTTTGCAGGCGCGCCAGCAAGGCCAAGCGGCCGATCGTGAGCACGTTCGGCTTCATGCTTCCTCCTCGATCGTTGCTGCCGTCAGCAACCAACCGTCGTTCGCAATGAGCTTTTCCACGAGATAGCGCGACGACCCGATGACGAAGAGGTCGCCACGCGATGCCGTGGGAACGTCCTTCGCCAGCCAACTGATCCCAACCTTGTCCGTGATGAAAACCCCATCAGGTCCCTCGTAGGTGAGGTTTCGGTCGACCTGCAGCGGTATCCCCCTGATCGGGGGACGACCGATGCCGCGGAACTCGCCCACGGCATCAGATAACCGCTGTTGCCCACGTTCGTGGAGCCGTTGGATCAGCCGGCCAAAACGGCCCGGCGCGCTCATTGCTGGATCAGCATCGCCGACGCGAAGCCGTCAACGGTGGGCTCGGTGATCTTGCCGAACGCCACCGAGTCGGCAGTGGCAGCAGCTACCAGTTCCCCATCGAGCACGCTGCACTTGGCACCCTGGGTCAGGCCAGCGGCAGCAGGCAGGCTCCAGACGCCGCCAGTTTTTCCGGCGAACGGCTCGCCCGCGGCGGCATCTACCAGCGGCACCACCACCAGGTCTCCGATCACCGCCGGCACGCCAGATTGAACGCCGCCAGCAGGCGCGATGAGAGTCAGGACGTTGCCGTCCTCCACATAGTTCTTCGCCATGGTTGATTCTCCTAATGGCAGAAACAGAAAGCCCCGCTAGATGCGGGGCTCGGGAGTTGGCACCGATCAGGCGCCGTTGGATTTCTGCAGGCCACGGAAGTCCAGCGGCGCCACGCCGGCGTCGATGCGGACCTTGCTGGCCACGCCGTCGACAGTGAAGCCTTCCTGTTGCTCCAGGTACGGAGTATCGACGCCGTCCAGGTAGGCCACCTCGATGGTGTCAGAGCCTTTCTTGGCAGCCATGTACCAGGCGGTCGCCGAGGAATCGTCCAGGCGCGGCTCGCCGATCACCTGCGCGAATGCGCGAATCGCGTTGACGATGCCGCTATTGACGTCGGCGCCCGGCACGGACTCGGAGTTGATGATCTGGTTGGCCTTGTCCTCGAGTGCCACCGGAGTCAGAACGAAGCCCGGACGGATGTTCAGGGTGCGCCCCTTGCCCTTCTCTACCTGGGCTTTCTGGGTGGCCATCTGGGTCTTGGCCTTGCTCAGGCTGTCGATGGAAAGCGCCGAAGCCGCGCCAGTGAGCAGGTTGCTGTGGTCGGCATGGAACAGAGCCTTGCCATCGCTCATCGCCGGGTTACCGGTCAGAACCGCATAGACCAGGTCGCCGATGGTGGCCTTGGCAGCCTGGCCCAGCTTGAACGGGATATCCGAGAGCATCTGCAGGTCGTCGTTGATGATCGCCTGACGAGTGATGCTGAACAGCTCTCCGTAGGTGGCCAGGATGATCTGCTCGCCGCGCTCGCCGAGGGTGACGTACTTGTACTCGGCGCCCTCACGCACCTGACGCAGCGAGGAAAACTCGCCCAGCCCGACGCGGCGCGCCGGCTTGAAGTCAGTGAGAATGCCGGACTTGGTCCACAGCGGGAAGGTTTCTTCGGCCTCTTCCCAGCCAGCCAGCACCGACTTGTTGGCGACATCCAGAAGGATCAGGCCGAAGTCGCTGGAAGTGTGGGTGAAAGCCAAGCCGACCATTTGGGGCGCGTTGAGCGAGGCCACACCGATCCCACGATCGACCAGCGAGGCGCGGGCCAGTTCGCGGAGCGTCATGCCGTTGTACGCGTTGTCAGCCTGGCGCTCGCCTCGACCGATGCGGGCCAGCACGCTCGCGCGCACCGAGTCACCCACCAGGTTGCCGTTGCCGGCATGGATGTGGGCCCCGCCACTCAGGGCGGCAGCCGGCTGGGTGTCGGCGCCAATGGCAGCCAGCAGCTTCTCGCGTGCCTGGTCGACGGTGATGGTCATGTCGTTCAGGCAGGTGGCGAGCAGTTCGGCGTGGCCGCTGGCAAACGCGCCGAAGGCAGCAGTGATTGCACTGCGGCGACCAGATTCCTCGGCGAGGATGCGGGCGCGAATATCGGCCTCGGTTGGGGCGGCGGCCACGGGAGCCGCCGGCGCGGCCGGTGCCGGAGTCGGCGCGGGAGTGTTGGTCGGCGCGGCGGGGGTCTGGGCGCGCGGGGCCAGTAGAGTTTTCAGAGCTTCGGGCATGTGGGCGAACTCCTGCATGCGTTTGGAGGAAAGGTGAGCGGCCGCTTGCAGCGGCTCAGTGAGCTGGTCGGCGAAACCGGCAGCGACGGCCTCTCGGCCATTCATCCAGGTCTCCTCCTTGAGGAGCGCCTTGATGTCGTCGGCGGACTTCCCGGTCTTGTTGGCGTAGGCCATGACCAGGGTGTCCTCGACCTTGTCGAGCAGTTCGGCATAGCGGCGCATGTCGTCCGCATCGCCGCCCTGGATGCCCCAGGGCTTATGCACCATCATCATGGCGTTCTCGGGCATGTAGATGGTGTCGCCGGCCATGGCGATGACCGAGGCCATCGAGGCCGCCAAGCCATCGATGTACACGTCGACGCTGGCCGGGTGGTTGCGCAGCAGGTTATAGATCGCCGTCCCCTCGAAGACGTCGCCGCCCGGGGAGTGGATGTGCAGGTTGATCTTGGTCAGGTCGCCCATTGCCTTGAGGTCTCGAGCGAACTGCAGCGCGGTGATGCCCCAGACGCCGATCTCGTCGTACAACAGCACCTCGGCGACGCCGCGACCGGCAGCCTTAATGCTGTACCAGGACTCATGCGGGGCGTTGGCCTCAGTCAACGCCGCCGCCATCGGCAGCATCAGGATTTTATGGATCAGGGTTTGATGGCTGCCCATCGGCGCCTCCATTGTTGCTCTCGTTGGGGAAATCCGGCCCAGGCACGGGTAGGCCGGCACCGTATCTGTTGACGAGCTCGCGAGCCTCGTCGGCGGTAAGCATCTTCCCGACGCCCAGGTACACCTTCTGCACCGCCTCAACCGGGTCCATCCCGGACTTGACCAGTTGGTGGTAGGCATCCGAACTGAAGACCAGGCCGGCTGCCCGGTTCGCCTTGATCTCCGTCTCACGCGACTTCTTCAGCTCGCGCGGATCTCGACCACGAGCGCGGGCAACTTCCGCCTCATCGGCGAAGCCGGCCTTGACCAGCAACTCCCATGCGTTGGCCTCATGCATCGGGTTAATCCATGGCATGACCGGCCCCTGGTAGACCGCCGCGTAGAGAGTGCGGTGATCAACGTCGGCGGGCAGGCGCTCCTTCCGAGCCAACAGGTACATCTGCAGCCAGGACCGGTAGACAGGCCGGCACCAGTAGTCGATGAACTCGTGCTGCAACAGGTCGTAGCCCAGCCAGCCCTCGACCAGTTCCTGGCGCTGTGCCGAGTAGGTGCCGTCGTAGGCCCTGGACACCGAGGAGTAGGTGCTGCGAGTGCCAGCGCCGATCATCCGCAGTTGGCCGTTGCGGAAACCTTCAAGGAAGGGGTTCGGCCGGTTGCTCTCGATCATCCCGACGTCTTCACCTGGCTCGAGGTCGTCGAAGACCATGCCGGGGGCGATGGGGATCGTTCGGTTCTTCCGGTCCTTCCCGGGCTCCACCGTGTAGCTGTCGGGGTTGCCCTTCTTGATATACATCGCCAGGGCAGCACTGATGCGCGCCGCCACCCGCTCGCTCTCCTCGTAGTCCTTCAAGTCGGCAAGGCGGATCAGCACTGCGTGCAACATCGGCACGCCTCGGTTCTGGCCGATCCGCTTGCGGTAGGCGATGTGGATGATCCGTTCCGCTTCGACGCGCTTCACCGCCAGGCTGCCGCCCAGCGTCTGCAGGTTGCCGGGGTGATCCTTGAGCAGGTGATAGGCCCTTTTCCGGCGCCAGGTGTCACGCTCGATACCCTGGACAATGCCTTTCGACAGGTTGTTGTAGCTGAAGGGCAAGTAGTCGGGCTCCAGCAGCTCCAGGGCAAAAGGCACCGACGTGGCAAACGTGTAGTTCGGGACTCGTCCCATCAACTTCTGCGCCAAGCCCTCGCCATCGCGCAACCAAGTGCGGCACATCAGCCGCTCTACCTGGGGCCGCGTCAGCTCACCAGAGGTCTCCGGCGAGAGTGACCACTCGGCCCACGCACTGCGGATTTCCATGGCCAACTCGGCATGCACCGAGCCATCCAGGCGCAGCGGCAGCGGTTCCACGCCGATGCCACTACCGCCCACTACCCTCTCCTCGAGGCGATCGAGCAAGCCGGTAACCAGATCGTGATCTTCGTCCAGTTTCCGGCACTGCTCTCGCATGGAGACCGCAGACTTCTGTAGCGAGGTGTCGGCGCCCAGCGGTTGACGCTTGGCCTTGTGGGTTCGCCCTGGCCTGGCAGCCTCATACGCCTGGATTGCCTCGCGGGCGGCCAGGCGCCGAGCCACCAGGTCGGGGGCCCAGGGTTTCAGTAGACGATCGATCAGGTTCATCAGCAGAACTCCGCCAGCGCCGGGCCTGGTCGGCGACCGGCGGCGCGGTCCCGATCTGCCGCCGCGCGGCGCTCCCACTCCCGGCGTCCGGCGCGGATCTTCTCAATATCCTCCATGGTGTGGGTGCGTCCGTTGAAGATCACCGTCCGCCCTTCGAGCACGGCGGCCTCGGCCTCCAGGTATTTGTCGAGCATCTGCTGCGCTGTCAGAGCCATGGTCCGCTTCCAGTGTTGAGCCAGCCCCGAGAGGTGCTGGCATGGTTTTCGTTCGAGGGTTGCTGTTGGGCGACCTGCTCCGGCACGGGATCAACGCGCGCGCGCTCAAGTTGGTCGAGGTCGAGGCCGAAGCGCTGCTGGCTGATGCGCAGCGCGGCAAGGGCGTACACGAAGCAATCCAGCGCCTCATTGCGGCGCCCGCCGGAGTCCCATCGCAGGACGCGAACACCCTTCGCCATCACCGGCTTCTTCTTCTCGGCGGTGATCTGCTTCACTTCGTCCTCGTCGCAGATGTCGCTGTCGATCGGGAAGTGCACACAGCCGGGCGTCGGTTGCCACGGGATGGGAACATCAATGCGCAGGCGGCTGTAGATCAGTTCCTTCGCATTGTCGGTACCCAGTTCGGTCTTGTAGACCTTGCGCTTGCGCCGCTTCGGGAAGTTGGCGATTGGCTTGCCGTATGTGCTCGCCCCGAAAGTCGGAACCACCCAGTGCACGCCATGCTTGACGCTCTCGGCCTCTACCTCATCGGCATAGTGGCCGCCGGCATCCCAGCACCAACGCTCGACACGCATTGGAACGCCGTCAGCCCGAGTGAACTGCCGGTGAATTTCCAAGCCGACCTTACGCCGCAACTCCTCACTGGCCGGATCGCCGGTCAGAATGAAACGGTGAACAAGCCATGCCTCCTCGCCAAGACCGAAAGCCCAAACGCGGCCCTCGTAGCGGTCGTCCTGGGTGTCGATTCCACCCATCAGGACAAGCGCTTGCGGCGGCACCTTCGGGTAGTTCTCGCGGCGGGCATAGAGCGTCTGCCACTCCACGCGGTCGCCCTGCTCCTCTTCCCACACCTCGCCGCGCGTGGTGTTGATGAAGGTAATCAGCTTCTCGCGGTCGCCCTTGACCTTGAGCCACTCGTCAACCAACGACACCCAGGTCGTCCAGGTGCTGTAGATCGCCCAGCAGTAGAAGCTGACCGAGCGCGGCGTGCGGATCGGCTCGTTGTCTGGGCCGAACCAGTCGATGCTGTCGCGCGTCCAGATGCCGGTCTCGTCGCAGATCCAGCGGCCTTTAGCCTGGGCCACCACCATGTCGCGGTGTTCAAAACAGGCTGCACAGTGCTCGCAGACGTACCAGGCGCGCTCGGCCTCACCCAGCTCGTTCTTTTCCCACTTCAGGCCGAACTCACAATCCTTTCCGCCAAACTTCAGGTGCTGTTCCCGCTGACAGTGAGGGCAAGCAATATGCAGGCGCAGCCGGTGCGGAGACTCTTCCGCCGCCTTAGTAATCTGGCAACTGCCAGCGACCCCAGGCGTAGACCCCCGGATAGACTTCGGGTAGACCGCACCGTCCAGGCGCTTGTCACCTAGGAATGTCGGCGAGCCTTCGCCCTCGACGTCGGCGTCGAACTTCGACAGTTCGTCGTAGATCACCTCGTCGGGCGACTTCTCCCGGTAGTTCCGGGAGGCCTTGCCACCGCGGATCCAGAGGTTGCGGCGGTTCGCGAACACCTTGTTGTCCAAGGTGTTGTCGCTGTGCTTCCGACCGAACCAGGGCGCCAGTTCCAGCATGACCGGCACGTCGCGGATCAGGCCATTGACGTGGCTCTTGCTGATGTCCTCGGCGTCCGGGTCGGTCGGACTCCACATCATCACGTTGCGGCGCTTGTGCTGGATCTTGTAGCCGATGTTGGCCAGCAACAGCTTCGTGTAACCGATCCGAGCCGACTTCACGAAGTTGACCACTCGAATCAGGTCGTTGCCCATCGCGTTCAGGATCGCGATCTGGAAGGGTGCGGTCTTCCAGCGGCCCTCGTTGTAAGAGGACTCGGCCGACATGTAGAAATGCTTGTCGGCCCACTCCACCGCCGTCATCGGCGGCTCTTTGAACATTCCCTGCAAACCCAGCTTGACCGCAGTGCGCAGATCACTGATCCAGGGTTGCAAGGTACTCATCAAGGATTCCCGGGATGTCGTCGCTGAACTCAGCGGAAAGGTTTCGCGCCAAGGCGATCTCCCGCTCGAAGGACTCCATCACCAAGGGATCAGCATCCGGGTGGCGGCGACTGACCGTTTTGCAGACGGTCTCCAGCGCCGAGCCAATCTTGGCGGCGATCTTCGCCAAGGCGAAAGTGGCGAACGGGACCGGGACCAGGAGCTTGTCCTGGATCTGGTTCTTCTGCTCTTGGGCGTAGGCCTGGGCCTTGGTGAGCCGGAGTCGCTCCTGTGTCAGCTTGGCTTCAGCGTAGGGATCGAGACCTTCCGGTAGCTCCCCCTCAGGTTGTTGTTTCCGAGCGGCGTGCTGGATGCGGTTTTCGACCACATCCGCCACCGTGTAGAAGGCCTCTCGACCTATTCGCTCGATTGGTTGAACGCCCCATTTATCAAAGGCTTGCGGAGAAATCCCGAGGCTCGCGGCCATCTCGGACTTGTTCAACCATCCGCGCTGTTTGGTTGTTTCGTTTTTGCTCATGACTAAACAACAACCAACCTCCGAAAAATGGTCATACATATTTGGCGCGCGGGGCTCGAATTACCCTCTGACGGGGGCCCCTCCGGGAGGACCCGCCAAATTTTCAAACTTGTGCTGGACAACAAGAATTCGCACCATTTTGGTGCGCTCTTCAGCGCCTCGCGGCGAACCGAGCAGCAACGCCGCGCATCGCCGCCTCGAACTCACGCGACAGGTTCTCGTCGGCGTACTGCTGCGCGATCTCGAAGAAGCTCAGCCGGCGGCGATACGAAGGACGAGACACGAAGGCCATGATGATCGAGACGGCATCCCGGCCTCGGCCTGTGCGCTCAGCAATGCCAATGGGCTGGCCCTTGCGGGTCATCACGAAGTAGCGGCGAGCATTACCCTTCGCCCTGCTCCGTCTGCTATCGGTCGCGTTCGCGTTGTACCCGGCCTGAGTGAAGCCCCGAATACCGCTCAGCGCTCTGGTCACTTGACCCCGCTTGATATTCCCGTAGCGATCAAGATCAGCACCGGCGCCGGGTAACACGTACTTACCTTCGGGCAGGATCCCCTTGGCCCTGAGCTGAAGCTCGGCCGGCTTGTTTCGACGCGGCCCACCGTAGACCTCGGGGGCAATCCACACCGATGCAGCCTGCGCACCGTCCGCCTCGTCCTTGAACCAAACCCGCGCTTCGAGCCGGTCTTTCCTGGCTGGCACCATGCGCAGGCTGTTCATGGTGTACGGGGTCGGGCGGTCGAACACGACACGCATCTCATCGCGCAATCGATCCATCAGGCCTTGCGCTGTCCGCGTAAGCGCAGTGGCTGTCGCGTAAGGAATCTGCCGCTGCTCAAGCTCAGTCAGGGCGGCGAGCTGCTGCTGGAACCCTTCTGGCTTGATGCTGATCATCTTCGGCAATACCTGGGCAGGCCGGCGATATGCTTACGCAACGCCGCGATCATCAGTTCGCGCCGCTCGACTCCGGCTCGGAGATCAGAAACAACCTGTCCATCAGCGGCAGCAAGGACGGCTCTTCCTGCATCAGCGCTGCCGGTGGCTCCGGGAGCCTGGTGCACTCCGCCTGCGGGGCAGCGGGCTTTGACGTACACGACGCGAGCACCAGTGCCGATAGCATCGCGGCGCAATTGGTTTTCTTCATGGGAAGCCTGTAGTGCTGCTTGGTATGTTCGGGCCAGGGCGTCGGCCTGAGCCTGGGCCTGGCTATCGCGCTTGGCCTGCTGGGCCATGGCGGTGATCGTCTCGGCGGATTGCTCGACGGCGGCCTGCAGGTCATCACGCTGAGCGGTCACATGATCGAGGCGCCAGAACACCAGCGCAGCTACCAGGGCGACGACCAACCACGGGGACCACCTCATAACGAACCCGCCAGCGCTGCGCGCGCCCATTCGAGACGCGCCACTCGATCCTCAGCACCGTTGTAGCCGCCGTTGATCTTCAGAGTGATCCGCTCGAATCGGCCTTGGTCAGCCAGGTCGTTTAAACCCCGCGACTGCCAGAACCAACCCGCGGCAATTGCTGCCCAGGTCCGTTGCTCCAGCAGTTCAGGCTGCGCCACCAGCGGCAGCGCCAGGGCGCGGGCGGCTTCGGCGTAGTTGTCGTGGCCCGTAATCATGATCAGGCCGCGGCCACGGTATCGATACCCATCGCCCGAGTCTGGCGACCCGTTGCCCATCCGGTTTGCGTAGACGCGGTTGGCAATGCGCTCAGGCTGTCGGGCGTACTGCTTCGCCTCAACCGCCGTAAAACGCGTCGGCCAGGTCTTGAGCAGGCCTTCGGCGGAGTAGTTCAGATTCTCCACCAGGCGCTTGAGGCTCTGGCTTTCGTGTCCGACCTGAGCAAGGAACATCGCCACACGCTCGGGCGTGTTGATCTCGAAGCGGGCCATGGAGCCGTTGATGTGCTCGACCCAGAGGCCGGCAGTAGAAGCACCGCAGCCGGTAGCGCGGTCGAGTTGATCTGCGGTGATCTTCATTCGCCAGCCCCCCGACGCGGAAACTTCCAGTCGGCGATCCGATCAGCGAACTCGGCGATCTTCTTCACTCCTAGGAAGCCGGTGAACACCCCAGCAGCGGTAGCCATGTTCTGTGGCAGGCCGAACCACTCAAGGACCGGAATCAGGCCCAAGGTGATCAGGGTGCAGAGCGTTGCCTCGAGCAGCGCCTGGCGCCGCGTTCCACCGCCGTAGATCACCCGGGTCAGCGCGACCACAAAGGACAGGCCGGCGGCGTACAGCTGCGGATAGTGCGCAGACAGCCACGCAAGCAGCGCAGCCCAAGCTTCAGGGCGTTCTGGCATTTTCATAGTCTCTGCCCCTCGCAGGGGTTCTAAAACGACGAAGCCCGCTCAATGGCGGGCTTTCGTTCGTCGGGTGGGTTCCGGGGCGGATCAGGCGTGAAACAGCTGCAACTGCCCTTCGCGCTCGACCTCGATGATCTTCTGTTCGATGACGGGTGCCTTGATCTGCCATCGACGCAGGGTCTTGCCGGCCAGGCTGGCAATTCCTTTCTCTTGTCGGTACTCCGCCATCAGCTCGTTACGCAGGGTGGCGAAGTCCATCGAGCGCTTGAACAGTTGCTCTGCCATCCAGTTGAAGGCACGGATGTAAGCCTCTTTCCATTTGGCCGCCTCCTTGCCGGTGAAGCCCATGCACAAGAACGCAAAGCCATCTCTGGTTATGCGGAACGCTGGAGATTTCCGCCTGGCACCTTTGCCGATATCGACATCCACGATCATCTCCTCAAAATTGAGGGCATGAAATTCTGGCGAGCAATCGAGGCCGCGGATCGCCTTGATCACGTTGTCGTGCCGCTTTCCGAAGCGTTCGGCCACCTTCAGCGATGTCGTTACGACCTGGCCGTCATTGACCATTACCAGGTCACGCAGGCTGGCCTCATCAAGATCAATTTCACTCATCTGATCCACTCCACTCACCTGGAAAAAGGAGCGCAGCGGGGCGGACGGATGAGCGGACATCCGCCTTTCGGCTGTACGGGCCTAGCTGCGTGTTGGGTTGCCTTGCGGCGGAAATGAAAAAGCCCAGCACGAAGGCTGGGCTCTGAAATAGGTGCGGGTGGATAGGGGCCACTACCCCGTGCGCATCCTGCGCTCCACCTGCATTGATTGGTTATCGTCCTCGGACAGACTCCAGCATCGACCTCATCTCTTCGATGATCTCTAGGTGCACCGCGTCGGCCACTGCCTCAGCCTCCTGCTCGGAGAACAAGAAATCGCTCCGTAGCGTCAGGCCATGCATAACCACGAAACAGGCCTCATGGCCGGCATCGCGTATGGACCAGGGCAGCGCGTCACCCTCAAGCTTCACGACCTTGATATCAGGATTTCTCATCGAGCCACCTCTCAACGTCAAGGCGGTCATTATCGCAAGGGTGAAGGCCTTGTGGGTCGGTAACCCGTCACTTTGCTTACAGCCCGATGTGGCAGGTGAGACTGCCGTCTACCGAGTTTCGACCTTCGAATGAAAAAGCCCGGCGGGAGGGGCCGGCCGGGCTTCCCGCCTCTGTCGAGGAATAGCCCAGGTGGAAACCACGGAATCGGCGGGGGCCTGATGATGCCGCGCCAGGCTCGGCGGCGCAATAAAAAACCCGGCGCCAGGGCCGGGTTTCGAGTGCGTCACGCTGCGTTCACAGCAATTCACGCTGGTATGAAAACACCCTTCATTCCGCGCGTAAAACTATTTCTTCAAGCGCTCTCGCGGAACCGCTCCAGAGCGCTATCGACCCATCCCACCGCCAACTTCAGAGTCTCCCTGACCTTGGCCTCGCCGATCTGGTGTTCACGCGCGATGCGCAGGGCCGGCCACTTCGCGCCGTAGTAGAGCCACACGAAGTCGCCGGCCTGCGGCGCCCTGTCGATGAGTCGAGCAATGACCCGGTCGACGGCCAAGGCCATATCATCAGTGACGTGGTAGGCCTTGGGGCTCGACATTGGCATGGCTTGGCTCATGATAGCGGCGGCCGGCGATACATACCCGGGAACCCCCATCCCATCCATGCGCCACCACCCCCACTGCTCGAGGAGATACTCGGTATCGCCCAGCAGCTTGTCCACGTAGGTTCGAGTTCTGCTCATGCCGCCCCCGGACCGTTCAGGCCAAACAGATCGCGCAGCAGCGTTTCCACCGCCGCGCCCTTCGCATTGCCGTCCAGCAACCAGAGCCGGCCATAGTCGTGAAAACCCAGAGTGCCGCGGTCGCCGTGCCAGTTGGCGATCATGACCAACAGCGCAGCCAAGGCAGCAGCACCGCCCACCTTGACCTGCGCCAGCTCCTGGCCGGCCACCTTGAGAAACTCCCGCTCCAGCCTGGTCATGACCTTGCGGGGTGCCATCGGTTGTACGTTGCTCATGCTGCTTGCTCCCGCGCGCCCTCGTAGTGGACCCAGTTCCGGGCCTTGTGAGTGCTCGCACTGAAATACTGGTTGGATGCCTTGTCGAACCACAGGTCCAAGATGCCTTCATCTCCGGTGAGGCGCTGCTTGCTGATGATCAGGCGCACATCGCTCTGGTCCTTGTAGTCGTCTCCCTTGGCCATCTCTTTGCGCTTGTTCCGCCAGACCGTGCACACGTTGTCGGCTAGGTCGGTGAGGATGGCGCCACCGCGAACGTCGAGCTTGCCCGGGGGCTTACCCTCGTCGTCAGCCTTCCGCGGGTGGGCGACCAGATGGACGTGGACGTTCATCTCGTGAGCGAACCCCACCAACGCCTCCATGGCCTGCTTCTGGCCGTTGTAGTCATCCTCGGCCATGCCGAGCTTCGCCAGGCTGTCGACGATGAAGTGGTTCACCCCGTACCGGCGCGCGGCATACCGAAAGTCCTCGAGCATTTCGCCCGTCTTCGCGGTGCCCAACTGGTCGTAGATCCATAGCTTGCCGTCGAGCCAGTCGAGAATCGCGTCGATGTAGCCCCTCGAAGGACAAGACATCCCGGAGGCCTGCCGGACCATCCGCTGAAGCGTTCGCCGCGCCGGCATCTCCATCGAGGCGATGCAGAACCGGTCTTGGCTGCCCTTGCGGTTCATGCCGTGGAAGGCCAGGTAGTTCAGCAACTGCGACTTCCCGTGTCCGCTCCAGCCGGTCCAGATCGTGACCTCCGAGGGCCGGAAGCGGATCTTGTTGGCGTAGGCGCTCCAGGGCAGCTCCATGCCGATAGTTTCCGGGTTCTGGTCGTAGAACTCAGCCTTGACCTCCTCCGAGTAGGAGCTCACCGACTTCAGGCGCTCCGGGTCGAAGTTCTTCGCCTTGGCGTAGCACTCCGCAATGTCGTCGGCGCTGTAGTACAGGGCATCCAGGGCTTCGTTGAAGTCCTTGCAGCCCAGTTTCACCAGGCGACACCGATCACGCCCAAGGCGCCGAACGATCTCCTCGGTCGCCTGGTGGCCAGGTTCGTCGTCGTCAAGGCACAGGTAGATCACGTCGAAGCGCTGCAGGTTGTCGAACTCGTACTCGATCCAGCGTTGCTTGCCGTCCTTGCCGCCACCGAAGGGCACTGACAGCGCCGGGCGCCCGTACTGCCAGGCGGTCATCGCGTCGATCTCGCCCTCGGTTATCGTCACCTCCCGGATACCGTCCGGGATGGCCTGCCAGCCGAACAGGCAAGGTTCGGTATCCGACGACGTGGTGATTTTCTTCTTGCCGCCAGGACGTTCCACGCCGAGTTTCTTCCAGTGGATCAGCGAGCCATTGCGCAGGTACGGAAACACGATGTTCTGCCCGTCCTCGGCGATCTTGAACGCCTTGATGGTCTCCTCGGTCAGTCCACGGCCCTTCAGGTACGCCATCACCACCGAGTCCACCTTCGGCGTCGAGCACCTTGGCTTGTCCGGTCGCTGGTATGACTTCCGGCTCTCGACCGGCCGGATGAGCTTGGGCTCCTGCACGCCGAGGTAGCCCCTCGCTTCGCTCAGCGCCGTCGCCATGTCGCAGTTGCGCGCCAGCCGCCAGAGGTCCAGCAGGTCGCCAGACTCACCGGTGGCGAAGTCGCACCACACGCCAGCCTTCTCGCCGACGAGGTGAACCCCCAGACTCTTGCCCTTCTCGCCCGATGCATCGCCAGCACGCCACTCGGCGCCCTCCCGCTTGCCGCCAGGCAGCAGGTGCCGTGCAACATCGGCAGCGCGATCAGCGAGGCGCTTGGAAATATCCGACGGGGTCAGCATGCGCCCTCCCCGTCCGGCAAACGCTCAAGGGTGCTGAAGTCGTGGGTCCGAGTGGACAGCACCGTGTCCGTCATCTGCGGGTGCCAGAACTCGTGATCCTCGAGCTGGTAGCCCCTGGGCGGGATGAACGGGTAGCGCTTGCTGCCCACCGCCGGCTTCCGCGGAGTTGCAGATGGTGCGCTCTCCTTGCGCACCCAGTTGCGCCAGGTCGCCAGCCAATCGACCTTCGTGGCCCCCTTGCCGGCAGCCGAGCACCAGTAGTCCCTGAAGCCCTCCCCAACCTTACGCATGTCCGCCTCGCTGAACTCCGGGCGCTCAGTCAGCGCCCAATCCAGCCAGTCATCCGGCAAGGCCCAGTCTTCCGGCAAGCGGGAAGCACGCTTGGGCTTTTCCGTCGGTTGATCATCCCCGGCCTCAGGGGAAGGGCGACGCTGTTGCGGCGCCAGCTCTTGATCTTTTCTCTGTCCCTGTCCCTGTCCCTGTCCCTTGCGATCCTCAGTGGATTGCTCGCTCGATACTTCGGGGATGCTTGAAGGACTCGCCGTGCATTCCTCTTTCTGTGCATCAGGGATCGGAGAATGATCGATGGTGGAAGACGGGTTAAGCTCGCGCAGCAGACGGGCCGCCTCGCTTATCTTGTCCTCCAGCACCTTGGCGTCGAACGGCAGTTTCCACCGCTTGGCATTCCCCTTGCCGCCGCGCAGCCTGGCATGCAACTTCTGCAGCCAGCCCTCCAGCGCCTTCTCCGCGACCACGGGATGGTAGAGCCGGCCATCAGAGCACTTGACCCATCCATGTAGCGCACCATCCTTCACCGCTCGCCAGGACTTCAGGTCGCGCCCGTATTCAGCCAGGCGGGCCAGGGCAACATCATCATCAGGCAAACTGCCCGCCGGCACCTGGTGGTAAGACTTGAGCCACAAGGTAAGCCCTGCCCTCCACTCTCCATCCGAGGCCCGCGCGTGAAACTCCGAACCGAAGAGGCGGGCAATGTCGAGCGGCATGAACTGGAAATCCCGCAGGTCACAGTCGGCCGGAGTCATCGGATCAGGAAACGACATCGCTGCTCCCTTCAAGCTCACGAGCAAGGCGCAGGAGCTCCGCTCCTACGAGCATTGCCTGGCCGGCGGACAATTCGACGTATTGCTGCTCGCCATGACTGTCCTCTTGAACAATGAAGACCCCATCTCCCTCGAGGCCCACTTCAGTTTTCAGCGTTGCTCTGAGCTTCATATGTCCAGTTCCTCGGTGACGCGCTTCACGAAGTCGTGGTATCCCTCGGCCATGAGGAACCCTTGATCTTCAAGCGCACCGCGGCATGCCTTGGCGTGGCCGTAGAGCACCCAACGCTCACGCTCGGGCAGGTCGCGGAATTGACGGTAGGACGGCCAGGGCCCGGCGATCACCGGGCGGCCGCTGGGGCTGGTGGTGATCCGGCCCGGTTTCGGTTGTGTGGTCATTGGATGGTCTCCCCGGTGTACTTGGCCTGCGTGAACCGGCCGTCCCAGGTGGCTTTCATGACCAGCTTTTGCTGCATGTAGAGTTGGTGCAGGCGCTGGGCGCCGGCCAGCAGCAACTGCAGGTCGTACTTGATGAAGGAGTCACCGCCCTCGGGGGCGATCTTGCGCGGGCGCTCGGTGAGGTACTTGTCGCGGACACGGCTGGCGACGCGATACCGCGGTGCGCCCTCCTCTTCGCGCTGCTCATTGAAGAGCCAGCCGAGTTGGCACAGGGTGCTGTTTACCTTGGCGCAGTTCACCCCGTTCAGGCGCTTGCAGAACTGAGTAGGCGTCTCGCCTACCATGAACAGCGATTCAAGGCTGGAGATGGTCTCGGCCTGGTGCTGATTCTCCAGTTGCAGGACGGCGTTCTGTTCCTCCAGGTCAGCAGCCAGCCGCAGGGCCTCGGCTCGGGTACGCGGGATCTGGTAATCACGACCGGTACGCTCAGCCTCAAGCTGCTGCCAGCGGTCGATCACTCGGGCACGATGCTCATCGCTGTAACCAGCAACGACCAGGTGAGTATCCCTCTCGATCAGGTCATACACAGCGATCGGTCGGCCACCGGTGGACTCCCGGCGAGTTTTACGACTTGATCGTAAAAGCCCCTTGTCGAAGAGACGTTCGATGGTCGTGACAACGTCGTTGTGGCGAGCCTCGACAAGATCCGCGATCTCGCGGCTGGTCATGGTGGCGGACTGGCCGCCAATTGAGGTCAGGCCAGTCATGTCGAAGCCCTCGTAATAGCCGCATCTATTGCATCGGCTACGCCTGCATCCAGGTAGTGGTTCACCCGATCTACCAGGCCCTGGTCTTCCACTCGGTCTAGACTGCTTCCGGCAAACTGGGCGGACACCTTGAGCCAGTTGAATATCTCGCCCATGGACCCCGCGAACTGGCCGCGTTTGACAGTTTCCTCTTGCTCGTCCGAAGGGGCTTTGGTGATCAAATCGCGCACCATGCTCCTGAGCACCTCGCAAGCCATCCAGTCGTCCACATCCCGGACATACTTCAGATAGATGTGCGCGATACTCTTGCCGGCCTCGAGACCGGTGAGGTAGCTACCAGTCAAAGGAACATCCCACATTGAGTAGCGACCATGGTCCTTGCCTACGAAGGGCAAGCGCTGCCAAGTTTCCTTGGCGCGCGGGTGGAGAGATATCCCCTGTGGCTTCTTGCCTCGACGAGGGCGTTTTGCATCAGACACAGAGCTCATGCCGGCACCTCCATCTCGGTCAGCAGTTGGATCAAGTCTTCGCCAGCCAACCTGGCGATGGTGATAATCGACAGATGGATCGCATCCACCTGCTCGGCGGTCAGGCGCGGGCCCAGCTCGAAACCCTCGAAAGCCAAGTCTTCGCGAACTGCGGTAGCCAAGTCCTGGATGGCGCCGATATAGCTGTAGAGCTGGTCACCGAGCGCTTTCGCTCCGATGCGGCTAGTCATTGGCCACCTCCCCACCCTCCAAGGCGGCACGGACCAAGGCCTGCGCGGTCTCGACCGCGTGAAGCATCAGCGAAACCTGGGAAGAAACGCTCGGCTCGCTAACGATTTCCTGAAGCCCACCAATCACCGCGTCCAGAAGATCGGTGGCGCTGTCCAGCGCGAGGTCGGCATCAATGTCATCCATCACGCACAGGACATTCGCTTTCTGATCTCCCTTCGAAAGATCAACCGGCGCAGTCGCCCGGAAGCTGATACCCATCGTGGCCCTCATTGCTGAGCCTCCTTCTGCCGATCGATTCGAGCAGAACAGACCTGTTCGAACTCCGCCAACTGGAAGATGGCACCGCCAACCTCCTCCAAGAACCATCCGAGACGCTCGGCGGTCTCCTGATCTAGCTCGCCTTCTGCACTGGTAAGCGCCAGCAGTTTCCCGACTGCGGCGACACCAAGCGCCATGTTCTGAGCCGCATGGCGAGCCGTACCACGATCCAACTTGATGGAGCGGATCTGCTTATCGGTCAGAACTTCATCGGGGACCGGGGAGCACTGATTGCTGAGCAGTGTCGCGAGGTTCATTGCTGGCCCTCCTCACGCAGGGAGTCGAGCGCGGCGTCAACCAAGTCGCCAGCCATCTCTGCAGCAATCTCCAGGGCATACAAGCACGCGTGCTCTTCATCGGAGGTGGTCAGTGCTCCGAGAATGCTAGAAACACTTAGCGTCAGCGCGATGGCCTCGCTCAACGCCTCTTCGACCGTCGTGGTCGGGTTAATCGCTGCGAATCTCCGCGGCGGAAGCTGAGATATCGGAGCCTTCAGTGCAGACGACTGGGGCTTGTTCCAGACCGCGCTCATGCTGCACCGCCTGCGTGTCGCGACACGCTTTCAGGATTTCCGGATTGGGTCGCGACACCGGCCCGGCAAGCTCTGAGCAATGCGCCAGACATGGCCCCCAGCAGGGCGAGAGTATTGAGTTCCTGAGAGAGCAGCGGCTCGTCGGCATCGTCCATCGCCCGGGTCATTCTCAATAGAATCAGGTGAACCGCCTCGCTGATGTCCTCGGCGGCGGCCAGATCCGCGTCAACCGGCCGGTCGGCAACAATGGAGAACAAGAACTCATCCCCGTTGAGAGGATCGAAGCAAACCTGGTGGTCGGTGGTAACGGCGCAGGGGACTTGCGCGCGTTGAGTTTTCTGTTGCATAGTTAGTCCGTCCTTCGAAAGACAAATTGATATCCAGGCAGTCGCGTCAACGACTACCAACTGAACCCCACCCGGCCAGGTGGGGTTTTTGTTGCCCAGCGAAAAGTCAGCCGGGCCGCAAAACTGGGGATGGAATCAGGTCGCTCATGCGGCTACTCCAAGGCCAAGGTCATTTGCAGAAGCGACCGAACGCGCTCGACAGCGCCAAGCAGCCGAGGCTTTTCATGCTTCCAGAGGGAAAGGCCGGTACCGTGAGCGCTGGCTAACGCGGCGCCCTGGTCATAGGCCAAGCAGACCCGATTGAATTGCGCCAGCGCCGACTCCTCGCCGCGCAGCAGCGCATCTATCTGGAGGTCGCACCAGACAGCGAAGTCATCATCGAGCCAGCGGGCAAACGCGACGGCGAGCTTCGGATGGAGCCAGGTCGCGGCACCGCGCCCGCGTACTGTCTCAACGAGTTTGAAGTCCGATTTTCGGACTTCATTGCAGAGATGCCTTTCGAGGGCGGCCATGTAGCTCTTCGTGCTCGGCAGCTCCAACCACTTGATGGGTCTTTTGCCGAAGCGCCTCGCCACCTCAGTGGCATTGATCCAGCCAGCGCTATTGAAGCTCACAAGCTCGCCGCGGTAGCGGAACGGAATGACGTTGTTCACGGCGCCACCTCGGCACTGGATGCCTGAACAGCGGTATCAGCGCACTGCCGGATGTGGGATTCGGACGGCAGAATGGGCTCAAGGTCGGCGGAGCTTGTGGGCACGTCGTACAGATCAGGCCTCAACTGATGCCGCGCAATTCGAGCTTCGAACACACGCTCCAGATCACGAGCAAGAACCGCCCCTGGCGTGCGCCCACACGCCAGAACCTGTCGCAGGTACGCAACAGAGGTATCAAGCTTGCGCGCAGCCTCGCTGCGCTCCCTGGTGCTCAGACTTTTCCAAAACTCCCGCAAGGCTTCCGCATTGGGGTTTTGGGATGTAATGACGGCCATAAATGTACCTCCTGGGTACAAGGATGGCGAAAAGTCTATGTACCGTCAAGGTTCTGTACATTTCTGGTACAGATGATGGAATGGATGAATGATTGACATCAGTACTATCCGCCGTACAAATGCCCTTTCACTTGCAGAGAAGGAGGGGGGGACAGGTGCGTTCGCCAGCCGCATTGACCGTGAACCAACTCAGGTCAGCAGGCTGATTGGCTCGAACCCAACGAAGAACATCGGCAACAAGCTCGCCAGGCACATCGAAGAATGCTTTGACTTACCGCGCGGCTGGCTTGATGTATTACATGGCAAGCATATTTTTGAAGCGCCTCACTTTCAGGCAAAAGCCGTGTCCCCCTTGCCCTCCGCCGACGCCGACGCCGACGCCGAGAGAGATCTTATGCCTTTATCCACGTGGGAAGAAGGTGATCCACTTGATCTCGACGAGGTAGAGATCCCCTACTTCGACGAAATTCAGGTGGCTGCGGGCGGTGGCAGATTTCCAGATCTGGAGCTCGCAAAGCGCAAAATCAGGTTCCCGAGATCCGTGCTGCACGAATCAGGAGTGAATCCGAAATGCGCCGTCTGCGTTAACGTCACCGGCAACAGCATGGAACCGCTCATTGCCGACGGAGCCGTCATCGGGATCGATATGTCAGTCAACGCGATCACCGACGGCGAGATCTACGCCCTGAAGCATGACGACCTGCTGCGGGTGAAATTCGTCTATCGCCTGCCTGGCGGCGGCATCCGGTTGCGCAGCTACAACCGGGACGAGTACCCCGATGAGGAGTACACCAGGGACCAGATGCGTGCCGGTGACATCAGCGTGATCGGGTGGGTGTTCTGGTGGTCGGTGATGCGCCGGCGGCGACACTGACTGCTCTCAGCCGAACCATTTTTCTGCCTAGCTGTCTGTATATACAGAGGGATTGATCTACCTCCCAGAGCGGCCTATCATCTGTATATACAAAGTCAAATGGTAACCGCGCTTGGAAAATCTGATCATTTCGGACGCCATCGAGAGGAAGCTTCAGGAAAAGCATGGTGGCGTGAGCCGCAGAGAAATCGAGCAATGCTTCGAGAACTGCGAGGGTGAACACCTGATCGACCTGCGAGAGGATCACAAGACAGACCCTGTAACGAAATGGTTCGTAGCCGAAACAAACGCTGGCAGGGCCCTAAAGATCTGTTTCGTCTTCGAGAATGGTAAGGTTTTCCTGAAAACAGCGTACGAACCCAGTGCTGAAGAAACACGTATCTACAGAAAATTTGCAATCAAATGACAAAGAGTGAGGAAGCTATGAGCAACGTTGAACTGTGGGAAAGCGGCGAGCTCGGGACGACCGAAGCGCACGCCCAAGTCTCCACTGGCTCAAAGCAAGAGGTGGATGACGCGCTCGGCCTCCAACTGATTTCCATTCGCCTACAAAAGCAATTAGTAAACGATCTCAAGAAAATTGCCGAGTATCACGGAGTCGGCTATCAGCCGATGATCCGCGACCTACTCAATCGGTTTGCTCGATCCGAGATCAAGCAAATCATTTGTCAGCGACTGAATGAAATCGAGTCGTCCGAGAAAACTGTTAGCGAATCCAGCACCGCTCCGGTGAAGGAGTTCCTCGAAAAAATGAGGGCGTAACAGAAAGAGATTGTCCAATGGCCCCGCATCTGCGGGGCTTTTCATTTCCGCCCTACCCCTCCAGCGCCTGCCTATCCCACCTCAGCGTTACGGTGCCGTCGTCGTTGAACACCAGGCCGACACCGTCCATCTCAGCCTGCACCTACTCGTAGCCCTTCCTCTTTCTTTCTGTGCCCCTACACCAGCTTCACGCCCCGCCTCAAAGACTCCGCTCTTGCCATTCTGATTCACAGGTACATTTTGCAATTGACAATGTACCTTTAAGGTACTAGATTGATTTGCAGTATGTACCTTCTTGGTTCCAGAGCACGGAGCAGCACATGACCACCACCGCCACCATCACAGCACACGGTTTCACCGGCTTCCTCGGCAAAGGCCTGTCCCTGCGTGAGCTTCAGTGCGTCCTGGGCATCGCTGCGGGTCGTACCTCGAAGGAGCTGGCCCGCGACCTGGGCATGCAGCCGGGCACGGTGGGTAAGCGCGTCTTGGCAGCGACCACCAAACTCGGCGTCACCCGCCGTGCCGCCCTGGTGGCCGAGGCTATGCGCCGCGGGCTTATCTCACCCGCCGTGATCGCCCTCGCCTTCCTCGTCGCCGGTCAGCCACTGCTCAACGATGACCACATGATGCGCAGCCGTCGTGGCGGCGAAAGGAAGATCGAAACTCGTCTGACTGCTCGCCGCGATGGCGTGGCCTGGGTGGCGTGATCATGGCCTGGGACAGAAACGATCCTCTCAACATCCTGGCGCTGCAGCTCGACGGTGAACTGCGCGCAGCGGCCGACTTTTGCCATGGCTACAACGGGCCGGCACAGCGCGCTTTCGCCCGGCACATCCAGGGCCTGGGCAAGACGCTCGACGAGCTTACCGTGGCAGACCTGAAGGCGGCGGCCGCATTTGCGGACGCAGAACTGAACGACCTGCAACAGAGAGGGCTGATCTGACGCAGCGGCGAGCGCTTCAGGTGGAGTGCTGTCCGGTGCGAAGGCATCACGTGGCTTGGCCGGGTTTGGCCTGGCGTGGCAGAGAACGGCTTGGCTTGGCGTGGCAGGGGCTGGAAACCCAGCGTACAGCCGCTTCGACTGAGGCGGTTGTGCGGTGGATACCTGCAGATGGGTAAAACCGGCAAATCGCCGGTTTGAATCGCGGAGAACGAGATGAACTTGACCCTTGTTCACAGTCGGGACTATGCTCGGCCCGTCACTGCAAATTCAGTGGCCGGGTTTGGCGACCCGACAGGCTATGGCGCGACAGCGCCAACCCAACATCAGGCGCTTTTTTTGTGCCTGCCGTTTGGGCGTGCACCGGCTACCCGGTGTCTCTCTATGGCAGATCGCGTGGGGAGACCTTCGGGTCTGCCGGGTTCCATAGCCCCGGTTCGCCAACCCCGCGCGGTCTGCCACCCTATTCCGTTTGGCGACGGTCGGTGGCAGCTCCCTAATCAGCTATGGAGTTCCCCCACAATGGCAAGCCCTACCCAAGTTGCGCCCGAAGCATTCGACCTGGCCGCCAAGGCCTACGATTCCATCGAGCTCGCCGTCAGCACCCTCTACGACCTGTCCGCCATCTTCCGGGCGATCTACCAGGCCGAACAGTTCCCGTCCCACAACAAGCGCCTGGCCGGTGTTGGCCAGTATTTGGCCGACGACTGGGGAAGTCTGCTCGATGGCCAGGTAGGCGAGTTGAAAGCAATGCTCGAAGCCACTCGCGAAAGGAGGGCTGCAGCATGAGCCTGATCACCACAACCAACGCCGTCACCATGTCGAGCCGCGAGATTGCCGAATTGACTGGAAAGCGCCATGACAACGTCATTGCCGATATTCGCAAGATGCTCCTTGAGCTCGGATATCAGATCGACGCCGACGGAAGATCTCCTGACTTTTCAGGAGATGTCCCGGACGCTTATGGGCGGCTCCAGCATTGCTTCAATCTGCCCCGCCGCGAGGTCGAAATCCTCCTGACGGGCTACAGCATTCCGCTCCGCGCGAAATGCCTGGATCGACTGCACGAGTTGGAGGCACGGGCCAAGCAAACGCTCCCGGCCCTCCCCGGTGACTACATCCAGGCACTGGAGCACCTACTGGAATCCAAGCGCTCTGAGCAGAAGGCCATCGAAGAGCGCGACCACGCCATCGCCACCAAGGCAGAGATCGGTTCCCGGCGAGAGGCCACTGCAATGGCATCGGCTTCAGCCGCCGTCCGCGAGGCACGTCGTCTTGCAGATGAACTCGGGCGTGGTACCCGGCAGGCGACGGTCAAGGCAGTAGAGAACCTCACCAAGACTCAATTCGACCCGCAGGCCTGGCGCAAATTGCGTGCATGGTGCGATTCCCACGGAGTCCAGCCCAACTATGTCGAAGACCCTCTCTATGGCCGTGTCCGGGCGTGGCCTGCGGATGCCTGGAAGGAGGTGTACGACATCGACCTGGACGGACTGTTCGGTTATCACCAACACCGGATCACCGAAGGGGGTGCAAGTTCGGCATGCCCCTGACGCACCAATAAACCCATAACCCAACCGATTTTGGCAAAGCCACAAATGCCGGCGGGCCCTTGCTCGCCCTGGAGAAACTATGAAACGAGCAGCCGTTGTAACCGAACTGCCGGCCAGCACCAGCCGGGACATGGACAAGTTCGTTGTCCGACTGCCGGACGGACTGAGGGCCGAGGTGGAAGCTGAAGCCAAGCGAGACTCGCGCAGCATGAACTCCCTGATCGTCGTTGCCCTGCGCGAGTACCTGCATGGTCAGCAACAGAAGCGGGCTCTGCTCAATGCGTTGACCAAGGCAGCAGGGAGCAACTGATCATGAACTCCATCACTATCGTTCTCCGCTCGGGCATGGGCATGCAGATCGACTCGGTACGCCCATACCTGCGGAATGGAATGCCCATAGCAATCGGGCGCGCAGGTGCGGTTATCTCGCACTTTGCTGACGGGGACGCACACCTGGCGCTCCGCACCATCGCCGAGTTCCCCTGTCCCGAACAAGACAACCTGCCGGCGGCGAACATGCGACAGATCGCACTGGCGGCGCTGAGCGGGGCTGGAGCGAGTTCGGAGCCGGGCAATCCTGGCGGCGAACCTGTATCCGGACCGGGTAATGCCGGCGAGCGACCCCACCCCGCGCCGGGATCGGGCGACAGCAAACTGGCCGAAAGCCTCCAAACTCTGGTGCGCTGGCTTGATCGCGTGGCAATCGAGGACGGCTACGTCGGCGTGCCGGTGATCGAGGCCGTCGAGGTGGTGGTCACCGAGATGAAGCGCCAGCAACAACCAGTCGATCCGGCCTTCTGCCGCTGCAACCACTGGTTCGCCGGGGACAGCGTCGAAGCGGCCTTCATTCGCCAGCATGGCCAGTGCCAGGACTGCGTCGAGATGGACCAGATACTGGAGCGGGAAGTGCAGGCCGAGAACGCCAAGCGCTACCTGTGGCTGCGCAACACGGCTCTCTACGCATCGGACCTGGCCCTCGAGGTCAACCGCATGGACAAGAGCGTCGTCAACCTGCTCCCACGGGACAAGGACGGCAACCTCCTGGCAGAGGCTGATCTGGACGAGGCCATCGATGCTGCCATGGCGAAATGGTGGGCCGAGGTTCTGTGCGCAGGCGTTGACGTCGCTACCGACCGCGTGGAACTGACCATTCACAATTGGACCGCGCCGCCGGAAGGCGGTGACGCATGAGCATCACCCTCAAGGGCCATGCCCTCAACCAGCGCCAACTCGACGCTATCACCCCGGTGATGAACGACCTGATTCAGGGCCGGGTTGACCTGGCAAGTTTCGATGATGCCTGCGTCAAAGCCCTGGATATCGCCGGCTGCCCGCTGGGCTACGACACCAACATGCCCGGTACAGGCAGCACCATCGAGGAGCGGGCCGCCAGATGGTTGAGGGACGGTCAAGTGGGAGCGTCTTCGCGGGCCATCCACGATCACATGCTCGGTCTGTCCATGGAGCGCCACCACGCGGCCTATCCCCATGACCCGGACGACCTGAATCGCTGCCTGCTTCTGCTGAACCTAATCCCTGAATGGGCGCCACGCATCCGCGAGATGGCCCAGCACAGCCAGGAGTGGGCCGCACTGGTGAGCAGTTGGGGAAAGCTCACCAACCTTTTCCTGCAAGAAGCTGGGCTGGACTGGCAACGCAGCAGCGGAGCCCCCGAAACCTACGCGGCGATGCGACTCCTACTGGGTGATGCATGAGAAAAGCACTGACCGCTATCGCACTCGTCGCGCTGTTTGGCCTGGCCACTGTTGCCGCCGGTGCAGCGCTCCAGCCGTTCAAGACCCTGTTCATCTGGGAGGTATGCCAGTGATGAGAGGCTCCGATATTCCGCCACCACCAGGGTATCGCCCCACCCCGCTCGCCACCCTCGGCCAGCAGTTGGTCCGCCTGGGCCAGGCGATGCAGAACCCCAACACCAAGCTCGGCGAGTTGACCGAACTGGTCCAGGCCTGCGGCGTCGACCTGCGGATCTGCGACACGAACAAGGAGAACCGGTCATGAAGGGCGCAACGTTGCACCGGCTGATCGATATCTACGCCGACAGTCGCCGTAACCTGCGCGTCCGTTTGGCGGCCCTCCGGATGTTCGTCCGCGCGGTGTGCGCCGATCGCAACACCAGCTTCGCCGAGTATCGCCAGGTGTGTCGGCGGCTCCTCAAGGGCATGCCGTTCACCGAGCAGGCGCTGGAACGCGAGCGAGCGGCATATCGGGAGCGCACCAGAGCTGCGAGACAGGCCATGGAGGAGAGCGGTGCCTGGCTTATCGGAAACTCAGCCATGATCGAGCAGGCCCTGTCGTTCGACGACCTGTGCGATCTCCTGGGGGTGAATCATGCCCACCGTGCCGAGGCTGCCGAGGTCTGCGCGGGCGACGCCGGAGTCGTTGGCGGCCTGCTCTGGATTGGCGGGGAGTTCGAGGACAGCGCAGACCACAAGAGCGGCCGCTCCAACCGAGGGAACACGGGGCCCCTTACCGCAGCGGTCCAGAACCTGTTTCAGAAGTTCTTGCTTGAAAACCCGTCGGCAATCCCCGATCCGTTCGCCCCGGGCGGGCCCTTTTACGGAGTCCCGCGTCAGGAAATGGCGCCGAACGGCACTGTGCAGATTCGGCGACCGGCACTCACCGTCCACAGCCAGGACGGATCGATCCGCACGGTTGAGAGAAAGCCGGAGGTGGTTGGTGAGTAGGCAGATGACCGCGCGCCGGCTGACCCGGGCCGAAATGAACCACCTGCGCCGCCTGATCGGTTGGGTTCGCTGCGAGGTGGGGGCAGAGCCCGAGGAAATCGTCACCGCCGCCAAAGAGACGCTCGACCACTTCCAAGGCGTGTCGGAGGACGGCAAGCACCGGTTGCTCGAGCACTACCAGAAGTCAGCAGCCGTACCGAAATACATCCGACCTGCGCTCAAGGCCCTGGAGAAGGTGTGCCTGGAAGATCCGACCGAGGTGGTTGATGGTGAGTTGGTTGCCCGCGGGCGCCACGAAGTGCCGCTACGCCTGGTCGTAGCGCGCAACGAAGAGGAGATAGGGAATGGGAAGCTCGACTAGCCCCGTATCCGAGTTCCTGTCCGAAGAGGAAGTCGCCGAGCTGACTGGGCGCAAGTACCCGAGCCAGCAGATCGAGTGGCTGAATAGGTACGGCTGGAAGTACGCCGTGACCGCGGCGAACCGCCCGATAGTTGGGCGCGTATATGCCCGCCTGAAGCTGGCCGGCGTGAAGCCGACGATGGAAGCAACCGAGAAGTGGAGCCTGGACCTGTCCAGGGTTAGATGATGAGACCGCGGAGCAACAAGAACCGGGGCCTGCCGCCTCGCATGATCAAGCGTACCCGGACGATGAAGTCAGGAAAGGTCTGGGTCGGCTACTACTACGACGGGCGGGATGCTGAGGGGAGGCGCAAGGAGATCCCGCTGGGCACGGACTTGGATGAGGCTCGGGAGAAGTGGGCGAAGCTGGAGAGAAAGGCCGTGCCGCCAACCACTCGGACCGTCGGCGATCTGTTACGCAGGTTCGAGCGGGACGTGGTTCCGACGAAGGCGCCGAAGACCCAGAAAGAGTATTCGAAGATGATCCGCCAACTGCTGGGCGCCTTTGACGAAGCCCCGGTAGAGGACATTACGCCGAGCACCATCGCCCAGTACCGAGACGCCAGGACGGCCAAGGTGCGAGCGAATAGAGAGATCACCCTGCTTTCCTTCGCCTACAACATGGCCAGGGAGTGGGGCATCACCAGCATGGAAAACCCCTGTCGCGGGGTGAAGAAGAACAAGGAGCAGCCGCGCGATGTGTACGTCACGGACGAGGTGTGGAAGGCGCTCTACGAGAAAGCCCCGGACGATCTGCGGGTGACGATGGACCTCGCGTATTTGACAGGCCAACGCCCGGCTGACGTGAGGAAGCTGCGCAAGAGCGACGTTTCCGGGGACTACCTGCTGGTGGGGCAGAACAAGACGTCGCGCAAGCTCCGGATACGGCTCCGCCGCGCCGACGGGCAGATGACGCAGCTCGGCCGCCTGATCGAGTCGATCACCTCCGACTCTCCGGCGCTGGTCACCAACGAGAAGGGCCAGCCGATGACAGAGAAGATGCTTCGCACCAGGTTCGATACCGCACGTAAGGCTGCGGCCGAGGAGGCGATCAAGGCGGGTGACCAAGACTTGGCCAGGGAGATCATGCAGTTCCAGTTCCGGGACATTCGCCCCAAGGCGGCCTCCGATATCGAGAGCCTGGCCGACGCCTCAGACCTGCTCGGACACACGACTCAAGAGATCACGAAACGCGTCTACCGTCGGATCGGGAAGGCCGTGAACCCCGTTAGATAGGCATGAATTGCGGAAACGAATACAAAATTTGCGGAAGCGATCAGCCTTAAGCTACTGATGCACATAGAAAATCAAACATAAGGCAGAAGATCACCGG